CATCCCAGGGGGACAGACCACTATCCAGACCCAGTGTAATCATTGTGTCAGAGGAGTACACCAGGGTTGATACCCCGTACTGCCCATAATTCACCGTAAATGACTCAATCGGTACGATAACACTATTGTCGAGCGGTGAGTCAAACCACAAGATAATCGAAGTTGACGACGGTACCGTTATTTCTTTTATTTGAGGTAAAGCCACAAAACAATACCGAACATTCTATAAGTGTTTTACCCGGAGGTATCGGGTTAACCGTCCGTTATATTTTCGTATTGACGGGGAGGGTAAATTAAGTAAGAAGGAGGCTCTCCCTGTATTTCAGGGTACACAGAGAAAAAATCATAAACGTTATCAAGAGGACCAAACTGCTCAGATTGCCAAAAGGCAATATCTTCGGGTGTTTTTATAACACGAATAAGGTAGCCTTTACCGGGACTATACAAACAATTTACCAAGTAATTTACAGCCAAACGTAGCGGCCATTCATCCCTCCAGTTAACTTCCCAGGTATCTATGGTAACTAACTTGTCATTTACCGTATAGTCTAGACGTGCTACTATGCTTCCCCCCCGTTGCTCTGAGTCGGAGTAAGGGGGATTGCTATAGTCAAAAGTTTGAGAAATTTTCGAGTATATTGCACCATCCCATTTTACTAGGATGTATCTAAGTTGTTCTGGAGGACTATCTAGATACAGGAAATCCTGATAAACCCAAGTTGGAGAATAGATGCTCGGTCTACGTATTGCCATCGGAAGGGGGAATGTAAGAGGCCAAGACGTAGTAGTTGTCTAATCCAGGTAGTCGCACTGCGTTAAATTCAATTTGGTCAACTTCTAAATTGTCGGTTCTCAAGTAACCACTAACTGTGCTAGTCGCACTAAGTGTTTGAGGAGGAACGTAAGAAGCTAGGACATAATAGTTTGCTATTCCCGGGAGTCTTACCGCCCTAAACTCTACCTCATGAACTTCCAGATTGTCGGTCTTTAGCAGTCCCTTGACTGTAGTATCAGCATTGATGGTTACCGGAACCCCAATGGTAGCAGCACTCCCCGAAAATTTTGCTCCACCAAAAGAGGCGGCGGCGGCGGTTAATCCTCCGATTATGGCAGCACTTGCCCCAACAATAAGATTATTTGTACTGAATATAGACCCCCCAACTGAAAGGTCTTTGTCAATTGCAATTGACTCAAGAAACAAAGGTGGGGCGGGATTTTCTGCGTTTTGTCCAAAGCCGGTTACACCTTCTACAAATTCGGGATCGTATTCTATGGGTTCTGTCATGAGTTTATGGATTATTGTTGGTTAGATTGAGTATAGTATCAGAAACTCCCCCGGTAAGTTGACTGAGTTGGTTTTTAGCATAGTCCAGGGCTGCCTGGGTCACATTATTATACAGTGTTTTGAAATTTAAAGAAAAACCCGGAAACGGTAAAAGGTTATTCAAGGAAGGAATGATGCCTCCAGTTGCTTTTCCTAACTGTCCGGGTATATCGTTAGGGAAACCGGTGGCCTTACGCAAAACTTCAATGGCTTGGTCTTGGTTTACTAGTGCCGGGGGATAAATAGGAAGAGGTTTAAGTTCGGTGTCCATGGGGGGTGGAAACCATTGACACGCATCCCCCTCAGGGTTACCCCTAGGTGCATTTCCGTAAGCCGAGTAGACAATCATTGGATTTGCCGAGGTGACAAATACCAGGTCATTTACCGTTCCAGCTTTCCCCGGAGGAGCTTTATCACCACCAGTGTCGGCATATGCTGTTGTGTCATTGGCCCCTGCATGACCGTGCTGCATATCTACATGTCTAACCCATAAATACTTACCACTTCTTTGTAAGCAGATGCACAACCAATCATTACCGTAGGGACCTCCTTTCTCAATCACCGAACAACCGTGATTTTCTTCACAAGGTGGTGGCAACTCACCCGCCGGATAGATTGGCATCCGGGTCATACAGCTGTTGTTTGGTTGCCTTAGTGCTTTACCCGCTTCTTCTGTAAATATCTCAGGGTCGTATAAAACATCTCCTAAAATGGCATACTGGTATTGCCCGTTTGAGATGGTTATGTTGCAATGTTTGTCAACCATTCCCTTTGGTTGCTTTCCCTTAAAGGCTGGGGACACATCTATCCAGTGAGATAGTTGCGGTTCACCCTCTGCAATTCTATCTCCTGAGGCATCCCCAGCAAACGCAACTTGTGGACATCGGGGGTCAAAATCATCAAACACAACCCTCACCCTACCCCTCTCCAAGGGGTCATCTACATCTTTTATTGTGGCCCGGACGCAAGCATTAGGAAGACCAGCATATCGTGATGTTTTCTCCGCATTTTGTTTCAAGGCGGCAAGGGTTTTAATTAAAGGCTTATTCCTTCCCTTTATACTCCTATTCATGTTACTCTACCTGGAAAAACGAGGAATATTTCGGCGAGGGCGAGTAACGGGAGGGAGATTTGGGGGAGGATTTACGGGTATAGGGGTTACATCGATTTTTGGTGTAATTTTTTCCACCTTAATTTCTACTGCTGGAGTTTCAATTACAGGATCCTCAACTACTACTTCCTCTAAGGTAGGTTCTTCGACGGTGGGTTCCTCCGTAATGGGTTCCTGAGAAACCTGCTCAGTGTCTTCCACCATGAGATTCTCTATAATCTCCTCAGTAGGGGGATTACTCGAAGGGGGCGTTGTTGAAGATCTTGGAGAAGTCGGATACTTGCGAACCATAAGCATACTGTGAGTTAAATGGTTTTACCCGTGAATAAGGAGTTATATACCCAGTCCTAGGTTGTTTTACAGGATAACGCCACGCAACAGGTTGTTGAGGATCAAAGAAACCATCCTCAGCGGCTGAAGCATCAGCAACAAAATAAGCATAACCAATTTTATAGTGATTTGCGTCAACACTGTAAGAAGCAGCGTCATTTTGGCAAGTTGGGGCAAATTTATATATACTTGCATCCCAGAAGGGGGCTGCAACTGGACCTACAACTTCATTTTTTAAGTCGTTTACAAGAAACCCTGATAACTCCGTGCAAGCACTAACATTCACATAGATACCTTCCCAATCCCCATAACCATTACCATACGGTGAAGTGGTGTCTGCCAAACGATTATGGAGAGGATCATATTCAACAAGCATACCCTCTGAATAACCGTCTTGCGGGTCATCTAATGCGGGGAAAGTACCGGCATTTCTGTAGTCAGCTATATCAAAAATATTTGCGTATGCAATATTTGAGTATAAGTAAGGTTCTACATAAACGTAAGTATAATCTTTGATTGGTTGGTCATACAAGAAAAGCTCTTCGTATATTGCGGGTACATCATCTTCAGGGGGGCAACGCATAAACTCAGGTTCAACTGATGAACCCCAGTAACCAAAATTCTGACAGATTAGGGCGGTCTTCTGCCATTCCATTTCATTACGACCGTAATCCAAAGGTAACCGAATGAAGTACCTCTCCCAATTCTCTAAGTTAGGACCACTATTCTCATCCGCCACAAGAGGATTTATATAATTTTCCTCTTGAAGGTGAGCCACAGTCCCAACATCTTGTAACTCCTGGGTTTTCCAGACCCTGAGCGGAGTTTCTGCATCGGCAACACTAGGAGTCAAACTATACAAAGTACCGCTAAATATTAGTTGTGAGATATTGTTACGGTAAGTACCTTCAAGAGAATCAGAAACTTCTATTGTTGGGAGTTGAGTTTCACTATTTAGAGAAACCGGGGTGTATACAAAATCGTACTGTTCCGTTGCATTATTATATGAATAACGAATTATATAATCTTCGGTAGCATAGTCAAGGCCCGGGGTAAGGAGAACCCCATTGGAGTAAAACCGAAGTGCCAGTACATCAAAGAAATAAGCGGGAGGATCACTCAAAGAGTGCATATTTACAGATACCCAAGCATTTTGAATATAAATAGAAGCAGCTCGTGTTGCATAAACAGGGTTCCCATAGTCCCACCACATCTCACCTTGGTTCTCGTAACCGAAGAGAGCAGATTGGGATATATATCTTAGGATTGAGTCGGGAGAAATTTCCCAGACACCTGCTGCATACTGTTTTGTTACAAGAGCTGGTAGGGGTTGTAAAATTTCAAAACTTAAATTAGATACCTTATAATTAGCATCCAATGGAACTAAACCGATTGCATTCGAGATAATACAAGGCACATTATTTGGTATTACTTCAGCATCCTGGGAAAAATCCGTTTCATTCGCAAAAGTAAATCTATAAGCAGTCCAATAAAGTGTCTCGCTATCTTGGTACAAGTATAAAGATGGGGAACTTGTGATGGTGCCAGTCAGACCAATAATTTTAGAGGCAGTGCCAAGACCATTACAATTCAGTATCAAAACCGTGGTACCAAGTGGAATAGTTGAAGCAGCGGCAGTGTATGCAGCAACATTGGGATATACCAAAGTTGCTAAGATAAACCTATCAGGGTCATTCCTATAATCAACTTCCACCCAAGTTGCACATTGTTTATTGTAAGGATCATACCAGACAGACAACGCCCCGGTTTCAGGGTTCCACCAAAGGTCACCAAGCTCAGGGTCTCCCGGAGCTGTAACATCGTAAGGAGTGAGTTGAGAGTAAATCCCTTCCATAAGGGTATTGTAACTTAGAGAACGCTCAATAACTGGTAATGACAGAGCGTTATCTTCCGAAACACCATGAATAGAAAGACCGTCAAAAGCTAAATTGTAGGGTAGAGATCCACCTTTGTTACCCCAGGCTCCAGTAAAATTTTCAATGGTATTGATTGATATCCAGTCCGAGCAATCAAACCAATTCTGAATCCTCACGGGGGTGAAGGAAACTACGGAGGTAGATATATCAGAATACCCCCAACATAGGTAAATAGTTACGGGTGCGTTAGATGATACAATCGTGTTAGGTATTTGGAAATACCACACTTGGTTGACTGAGTCGTATGTTGGACTTATGTCTGGAGTGAGGTTAGTTAAATTGTACTTTACATATACGGGTTGGTTGAAAGTGTATACCGAACCTGCAAATAAGGATAAACTAGTATAGGGAAATTTTCTATCGGTATCATATGCAGGGTAAAGGGTGAGAGTTGTTCCAGATGCCGATACCAAGAAAGAGGAGTCCCCAGAAACCCCTACACTTCCTCGATAGAAAGGTGCCGGACACGTTGTGGGAATTAGAACCTTTAGCTGAACATTTGCCGCAATCTGGTCATAGAAACTTTGAGGAAGTGTACCCAGACCTACCAGATAAGTATCCCCCTCTACTGATAAACTCTGTATACGGTAAATATCATCCCCAAGAACCACCCTTACAACGTCCACCAGTTTTTCTGACGGAATAGTTAGACCCCCAAAAGGAAATTTTTCTGTGACAATAGTATTGTCCCAGTTACGTACCTCAAGTATTTGTGGAATGTGAAACCCGTTGTAAAGACCAAAACTCCCTGCCAAAAGTTGTCGTTTTTGGTCCGGGGTGTCAGGTAAATTTCCCCAGTAATTAGGGCCATTCCACCCTAACATCTGTGCAAGGAAATCTAACTGCCCATTAACCCGTGTTTCCACTAAGGAGACGGCTTGAGACTGTTCCGGAGTTAAGTAAGGATTTGTGTAGTTACGGAGTTCAAATTGCTCCGGATTGAAAGTAGCAGTCTCAAGTGTCATTTTATACGATTACAATGTTTTTACTAACTAAAGAGGCATATTCTTGCCTCATACAAGTAGGGGGGTCCATCCAGAGATTTGGGTAATCCGATACTTGCTCATACAAATCTATTAGATTTTCGTCAAAAAAACGTGTCAACCAGTTCGCAACGGGTACATAGTCTCTACGCACCACATACCGTATGTCTTGAATACTGGTGATTTTGAAACTTTTGTCCACCTCGATATACGCTAAGGGACAAAAAGTTGCACCTGGTGGAGTTACTATACCTTTGTACAAAGACAGAGCTGCTAAAGTGGATGGGGCAGCAAGTCTCTTCATTTGTACTATAGAACCAGATACCGTGATATTTTGAACGGCAATATCTGTATTTGACCACACCACTTTCCAACCAGTGTTGAAAACGGGAGTAGAAAAATTGAACTCATAGTATTGGCCTGTTGAGTCCACTGAGGGTGCTGCAGTACCTTGAAAAAGTTCATTACCTCCGGAAGTCACATAGTAAAAAGAAGCAGTTGCAACATAACCTGTCCCAGGGGGACACCTCAAAGTTACATTTGAGTAGGCTTGACCCAGATTACTTTTCCACTGTAAATAGCTGGATTCAGGTTGAGCATAGGTAGGAAAGTAAGTATCTTTGGAAGTCCAAAAATTGTTTGTCTCATTTATAAAGGCAGAAACAGCAGGATACCTCCACCCAACTATGCTATCCGTACTAGAAGTTATGGTTAGGGGTTGACCAGCCAGGGAGAAATTTTCTATACTGTAGATTTTCTCTATCGGGGAGTCATCATAAGAAAGTTCGTAGGCCAGGAAATACCTACCTGCGGCAACATTCAAATCTTGCAAATTTACAATGGTTGGGTATACCTGTGTTCCACCATTCTTCCAGATTATCCTCCCTCCGCAGATAAGAAGATCCTGCTTTGTATCGGATGCACTCACAACTATTGATGTAGGTCCAGCACTATTTTCAGTCCAAGGGACATAAATATACCCAATGTCTTGTTCTGTAGCAGCAGCAGCAGTGTTGGGAGCGTCAACAATATTGAAAAAATCAATCTGATAGGTCTCACTTATCGCAGGAAGTCTGCGGTAAATTGGACGCCCCCCTAGAACCCACTCAGTGGGTCGAGGTTGCAAATTTTTTGCAATGATATATTGTGGGGAGAGCACATTTGCAGTGACGGTCGAGGTAGTTGTTACAACTTGTTCGACACCCCCATTTATTGGAGTTAGTTGTTGAGACATACCTTATAAATCAAGGGTCCCCATCCCGTACTCAGGTGGCGTGTAAGGGTATTGAGTTCCACTATACCAGGACAATTGAGGTGTCTCTTGAATAGTGCTGGTGTTTTCCCAAACAAACACACTTCGGTTGAATGAGTTACTAAATCTACCTTTATCCTTAGGTACCAGGGTAATTTGTGCCACCCCTAGTTTGATGGCAGAGATATCTCTGCCAAGTTGAGATAAGATATCTTGTTCGCAAACATAATACCTAACATATCGAAGTAAATTTCCTTCATATTCTTCGGTGCGGGCAGTGTTGACTACCGTGGTATTGGTCCAGTTTGTTACTGTGTCATTGGGAGTAAATGCCTTCATAACACGATACATATTCCTGCCATCTTCTGCTAAAATTGTATCTTCCGCAAACTCCTTGTAAGCGGGATTGAAATAAGGAATATAATTTGCTATATTGAATGAATCGACTCCTTGCTCTGTTAGAACAAAAGTACCATTGCCGTAATATATGTAAAACTCAAACAACGGAGTAACATTTGAAGTTGCAGTATAAGAGAGCACCGTGCTTCCTTGACGGAAGAAAGTCCTATCTCCCTTGAAGAATGTAAACATTCGTGTAGGTTTTTTTACTACACTGGTTGGAGACGTCAATTCATTTACAAACTGAGTACGTTGATTTGTGTTTATGTACAGGGGCAAAATTAACCCCTGATTAACCATTTTCTCAGCATTTGTATTTGTTGGAGTAAAATAAGTGGCGGCAATATAGTATTCCGGGGTACTCCCCACATCTGCGCGATATTCCAGGTATTGACCCGCAGGGAACCTAGGGTTATACTTAGAGATTGGCAAACCGTTGTCACCATTTTGAACCACAATTTCTCGGATAATTCCTTGTGTTGCAAGAGTATCAAAATAGACACTAATGGTTTTCTGGTTGGGTGCATATGTAAATGTCTGAACTACATAGGCATATTTATTCACAACCCCCTTGGTTTGGTCCACATAGTTATAATAGGGGTCTGCAACGGGATTTGGACCCGATCCCACTTGAGGAGTATAAACCCAAGTTCCAGCGGTATAAGAATTTCCAGGTACCAGAATATTTGGAGTTGCGGTAGAACTACTTAGAACAGTTGCGACTTGGGCACCCGTAATGTTATTAGTTGCTGGTTTTAGAGTGAAGTTCTGACCAACTACCCAGACAAATGCCCCGGGACGATTCTCCAAGGGAATCGGAGAGGAAGGGTCAGGGATAAACTCATTCGAGGTATAGTCATACTTTACGATCTGGGGGCCGTAAGTGGTTCCGGAGGTGGCGATATAATTGGTACCAACTGCCCAGGTAGTGTATACCATGGCCGCTGAGATTGTATCTGGTATTAAATTCAGTATAACTGTTGTGAGACTGGACTCAAGTGCAAAATTTTGTAAAACTACATGTAGTCCCCCATCCCCACTCCAGTAAACTACCTCACCCTTGGAATAAGTATTACCTCCCGCAAGTTCTTTAATTTGCTGAAGAACAAGATTACCGTATATAGTTTGATCCGGTTTATCAATAGAGTAGGGAGTAAAATCTTGGATAACCGAGTAGTAGATGGGAATAGGTTTAGTAATCTCAACCAAATCGTTTTGGGTAAGTGTATCTCCGGTTGGTTCAAAAGTATATACTTGAGTGTAAGTAGCAGCAGACGGTGTTAGAAGAGGGGGGGTATTATATACACCGCTTACCTCAATGTGTGGGTTGACATAACGGTCTGTAGTATCAAAAGTGTTATAAAAAGCAGAATCAACATCGGAAACCGTTGGATCTGTTGTTGCAGGAAATACAGCTCCGGGGGTTAAAATGCTAAATAACCTATCTCTGAAATTTAGAGAAGTATCACGCAAGTTGACACCATATGTGCTATTTGCATCAATCTCCAAAGTTATATCATATTGAACCTGACTAAGAGTGAAAGGATACAAATGACCTTGGTTCTCAATAGGTACAGCATAATTTACCGCATTTTGACCACGTTCAAGTTGCACCTGAGTAAGTTCAACTCCTCCAGGGCCAAGAACAAAGAACGATGCTTGACCGTTAGGTAGGATATAATCAGTAAGGTAGTTATAGGTTCCCTCATTGGGACGGTTAGGTTGAACTGAAGTAAGAGTGCCAGCTCCGTAGAAATCTTCAAAAAAACCTTGCCAATCTTCTTGACTGACTGGGTTCTTACGACGTATTAATGTAAAAAATCTTTGCTGAACTTCATCGTAAGTTTCTACATCCGAGCCACCAACAGCGGGTTGAGGGTTTGTTACTGCAAGACCAGCAATCCCTATGGCAGGGGAACCCGTGATTGTATTTGCGGCGCAATTATACTGAGACCCCACATATTGAGATGCTACCGTAATATTTACGGTTGATCGACCCGCAGGTATTACATATTGCTCGGTGGTAATAAAAGTAATTGCCTGAGCGTCTGTTAGTTGAGAGTTTGTTGTGAAATTCGTACCAGTAGGAATTACAGTATCTGTATTACTGGGAGAGATAGTTACAACAAGTTGAGCGACAGCTGAAGACCCAAGACGCCTCATGGCGCCCAGGAAAGGACCTAACCACTCAATGAGAATGGATTGCGGAAGTTGATTTGCCCAAAAAAGAAATTCACCCTGAGCAAATGATTGCCCCTGCAATAGTGCAGATAGGGGATTTCCCGAGGAAAAATCATTTAGAGTTTGGTTAGAGGCATCATATACAACCTGAGAAGCCTGCTGAACAATCTCAGCTTCGTTACGGGGGTCAATAGATACAGATGGTAAGGGAGCGTAGCGAGCCATAACCTTACCTCTCTATGGTGTGGGACAGATAACGGTGTTTCCACCCTCGTAATTATTACAGTTTCCAGCGGTTACTTCATAGTAACCGTTATCGACAATTAGAGATTCAAGATTATAATCAACCCAATCACCAACAATTTTCTTTGTAATCAAGTCCTCAGGAGCTAGGGCAGCCCACTTTTGAAAAACTTGCGGGGATGGAACACCAGCCGCATTCTCAAACTTTTCGTTTGTAGTAAAACTTTTAGGTGCGTTTGCGAGTACATTTGGAGGATTCCCTATGAGTGATGGGTCATACCCGAATCCCCAAGGACCTGTGACTACCTTTGCTCCGCTAATGGGGAGGCCAGATTGATATACACCACCAACCGCTACTGGTTGTTCTGTACCTAGAGTTACATACCTGTTATCTAAACCGTTAGGTCCAGAAATAACCAGAGAACTCAAGCCAATCGGAGGATAATGCCAATCCAGGTCTTGGCCGTCGAAATATATTTGTTGGGCACCGTTCAACCATTGTGAAGTAACGATGACGCCACTAGAAAATGTCGTCTTTGCCATGAATCCCTTTCGGATTGGATGCTTTCAAAGGTTTTACCCTAATACAAAAAATGCCCTCAGGAATAACCTGAGAGCATTATAGCACAAATTTACATAAAGTAAAATTTAGTAATTAGTTACGTTCCCAGTAATTGACTGTAAACTCAACGTCGATGGTTTGCACATCGGCAGTTTCACGATCAACTTCACCGGTCATGATAGATACGAACTGACATTCATAACAGATATATTCACCACCCCCGTCGGCTTCATTCTCACCATTACAACTCTTGGGAGTAATTGTAATTGTGATAGGTTGACAGTCGTAGGATAACCAGAAGTTTTCCAACTCCTTGAAGATGGCCGGATCGTAAGGTGCTGTAAGTTTAACATTGTCAGCGGTCCGAGGGCCAACAAGGTGGTAGATGCGATTACCAGTACCATTTGCATAGGTGCTGGTGTCCGAGGAATCATTGATTCCAGCGAACTTGGTGAAGACCGCCACGAATGAAGGTCCCCCGAGAGCAGTAAACGTAACGACGTACTGCGCTTTTGTTAATGGACGAAGAATAGCCATGAAAACACCTCCTTAGTATTCCTTCCTAATCAGGACAGGATGTCGGTGACCATAGCTCCCGAACCGATAGCTCCATTGGCACCGAGACCAACGAGGTTGATGATACGTTCAACAGTGATTTCAGCACGAACCACGCGACGCTCACGGATGTAGTACTCAGGACGAACGGCAGGTGTGCCGGTCAACTGGTAAGTGTAAGAGAAGGCGGGGGTAGCGGCGTTAGCGCCACCAGCGGGCATAACACTGTCGCTAGGACCATTCGGGCTGTAGAACAACAGGATGCCGTTCTCAGGGAACACAGGTTGCAGAGTACCGTCATCTGCCAAATAACGACCTTCAGCCACACGCAGACCGCGCTCAAGACCAAAGTAACGAGCAAGCATATCCGTGTCGATAGAATCGGCAGTAGTATACTTGATGCGTTCCAGGATAGCCTGGTTGGTCAGCAGTTGGTCAAACACGGCGGTTCCAAGAACCATCGAGTTAGGGCGAATACCGATTTGATTGGCGACTGAACGCTTGAGGCTCAGAACGTCTTCAATCGGGTTGGAGGTCAGAGAAGACCAAGCGGCAGGGCCAGCACCAGTACCGTAAGCAGTGCTAAAAGCGGTCCAAGTCAGGAAGCCCAGACCGGTTTGTGAACCAGCGGCGGGTGTCGGATCTTCGTAAGGGTTGTAGCCAGGAACAACGGTAACGGCTTGAGAAACGCTATATTCGTAAGCGTTCATCAGGCGGGACATAGCGTTGCGAGTTTCAATCGCACGCAGGTCAACCTGAGCGGGGCCTTCACCGGCGTTCTCGATAACTTCTTCAGGAAGTTCCCAAGCCACGACTTCTTGTTCCAGAGCATAAGGCTCGGAATCGTAACGGCTTTGAACGTAAGGAATGTTCGTACCGTATGCACGACGGAAGTCGTTGATGGCGAACTGCTCTTTGCCGAA